GAATGGTGACGCCATAGAGAGAGCCAAGCCATGCGTTCCAATCGTGCACGATCATGTCGAGGAGCGGCAGCGCCGTGTCCTCCCAGAACGCAAGACGCGCCTCGGCATAATTGGCGTAGGTGTTATCTCCGGGGATGCCGAGAAGCTGGGGCGGAACGCCGAAGACGAGAGCCACATCACGCGCGGATGAGAATTTGGCTTCGATGATCCCCATGTCGGTCGGCGAAAGGCCCATCTGTTGCCAATCGAGCCCGCCCTCTAGAAGCATCGGGCGACCAGCGTTTGTTGAGCCGGAATACTGTTCCTCGATCTGAGCCTTGAGGCGGTTGAAGTTCTCATCGCTAAGGGTGCCGCCGTCCTTGACGGTAAGAGCGCCGGAGGGTCGAGCGGAGTTTTGAAGCAAGGCTTGCATCCACGCCATGCTTTCGTTGTTCTGGTCTATTGAATAAGCACCCGCCTCGATAGGCGACATGCCGTACCAATCGTTTGTCGGGTTGAACAGCTTTAGATGCCGCACGTTGCAATCGAATGTGCGCGGGTCCATCTCCCATCGGGTGACGTTTTGGCCCACCTTGTAGATATAAGCCGCAGGGATGCCGTTCGTTGAGGGCAGGATAGACATGCGGTCGGGGCGAAGCTGGTATAGCTCCTTCACCTCAGAACCCACCATGAACCGCTCTTCGTAGCCGTTGCCCGCGAGCATGATAAAAGAGACTTTGGCGCGCACGTAATCGCCATAGGATTGCATCGGGTTCGGGCGGCGGAATAGGCTCACAAGCGGGTGCTCGGTGAGTTCGGTTTCGCCTCTATAGATGCCGAGCTTGACCGAAGCGATGGCGTCAGCGATGCGGTTAATGGATTGATAAGCCACGACATTCTTGCCGTAGGCTTCCTTGGCGAAACTCTCGTAATTGCGAGGCGACCATACGGGCTGGCCAGGATTAACCACTAATAGCTGAGAGGCTTGGCTTTCCTTGCGGTCGGGTGCAGGGCGGCGGAAAATGTCTAACAATCCCATCGGGAGCCTCATAGTGTGCGAATAGCAGGAGCGGACTGCGGTGCGGTCAAATCGGAAATAGCACTCATTGTTGCGTCGATCATATCATCATGGGAACCGTTTGGAAACACGGCGGATTCGGCGAGGAAATCTGCAAGGTGCGGCGTCGAGCGCATGAGGTAGACGTTGCCGGATTGGATATATGGCGCGGCATCGAAGGCGCGTGTCACCTTATCGACGTTGCGTTGAATTGGTACAATAGGGATGCCTTCGCGCTTGAGCTTTTGAATTAGGCCTGTGCCGCTTACTTTGTCCTCGACCTTGAAGGCTCGGAGCGGCCCATAATACGTTTGTGAATTATGCTTTTGCCAGAACGCGCGAGCCATCGTTTCCAGCTCCGGCGCTTCCCACTTGCCACGCGCCATGTCGAGCATGACCATCTGGTTATCTTGCGTAACGCCCCAGCATTGAAAGACACTGTAGTCATTCTGCTCCTTTGTCTTTTGCGCGGTGTCGGCATAGATCGAGCGGTGCTTGAGCGGTGGCATGGCATCGAAGAACCTCCACCACTCGTCTTTGAAGATGCCTCCTCCAAGAGGCGCGGGGCGTTGCATGTATTGACCAGCAAAGACGTAGGGGCTGGTGAGTTCGAGACGGTCGAGCATCTCGGGCGGAAATTGCTCAGGCCAAAATGATTGACCGGATTCGTCGCGGGCGGGGATAACTAGGTGCTCCCATGGCTCGCCAGATCCGCCGTTAAGCAGCCAGCCGGATAGGTCTTCCTCGTGGAGGCGTTGCATGATTATGATGATCGGGCCATCGGGTTTGTTAAGGCGTGACTGTATCGTGCTCTGATACCAGTCGATGACCGATTGCCGCATGACGGGAGATGTTGCTTCGCCAGCCTTGTGCGGATCGTCGATGATGATGGCACCGCCGAACGAATCCCGCATCTTGGAAGCGCCGTAGCCCGTGATCGTGCCTTCCGCTCCTGTTGCATAGACAATGCCGCCAGCGGTAGTGCGGAACTCATCCTTGGCCTTGCTATCGTCCTGGAGCTTGAGCCACGGGAAGACGAGTTTGTATGCTTCGTGTTGCATCATCGCGCGGATGTCATAGGCGTTCGCGGTTGCAAGTCGCTTGGAATAGCTCGCATGGATGAACTCGCAATCAGGAGCGAGGCCCATTGCCCACGCAATGAATGCCTTAACGGCGACCTCTGTCTTGCCTGATCGAGGCGGCACGTTGATGATGAGGCGGTTGATGCGGCCCGTATAGATGCGCTGCAATGCTTTGCAAATGCGGGCTTGATGCCAGTTATCTAGCATGTCAATATTGCGCTTCGAGCGGAACATATAGCGGCTGAAGTTGTGCAGCTTTGCCGCTAGAAGCGCATAGTCATCAGCTTGCAACATCTTCTGCGTCTTCAATGTCCTGCATCTTGTTCAGTGCAATAAGAACTGCCTGCTGGATCGGGGCTTGCTGGAGCGAGCCGTCATCGTTGGAGATGTCGATGGTCTCGCGCCACTTGGCTTGCGTCTTGAGCCAGAAGATCATGGCGGTGGTGTCGCCATCCATTGCCTTCTTGTAGAGCCGACCTGCAATCTGTGCATTGGCTTGCGCCTTGGCCGTGTCGAGTTCGTCTCGGTAGTACTTGCTCATGGTCTCTGTTGCCATTCCGAGTATCTTGGCAAGTGTTGGTTGAGGCGTGCCGACAAGAGTGTGAAGCTGCACCACCTGAGCAATGCGCTCGTCGCGGCCTATCGGTGGGCGACCTCCTGCGTGTTTGGGCTTGTCGGTCATTGGGATGCTATTGGCTGGAGCCATTGATCAATCACAGCACGCGCAACTTGTTCTGTCATCTTGGGTGGAACACTCATGCCAATCATGTATTTGCCAATCTTATCGGTCTTGGCGTTATAATCATCAGGGAAGCTGCCAAGGCGTTTCCATTCGCGGTAACTAAAGAACCTGCATTTATCCCAATGGTGGTATTTATGCGGCTGGCTAGATAACGTGAAAGAAGGCAGGTCTTTACTCATTCTTACATTGTTGAACCATGATGCTTTCCCTGTAGCCTTTTCAACTGCATCAGCAAAATTGCATCCTGGTTTAGTCATTGCCCAATACTTTGATTGTAATTCTGTCATTTCTGTATCAAGATTTTCTGCATCAGTAAGAAATTGCAAATCTGCACAGGCTTCTCCTGCACTCACCCATCTATGCGTTGGTGACAACTTCAATGGCGGAGCTTCAATGTCATCCCGGATTGCAACAAAGAAAACTCTTTCCCTGCGCTGCGGAACTCCACAGTCAGCGGCATTCAGCAGGAATAACTGTGGCCGATAGCCAATCTCACGAAAGCGCGCCATCACGAGTTTAGTGTAGCCTTTAGCATTGCCAAGGATCATTCCCTTGACGTTTTCAGCAATTGCCACACGAGGATTCAATCGCTCTACAAGGTCAAGGTAGTCAAAGAAAAGGTCGGACAGTACTTGCTTTGCTTGGCCTTCACGGAAGTGTTTGTTTTTTCCCCATGCCTTTTCGCGGCTTCCTGACATGCTGAATGTTGAGCATGGCGGCGAGCCATCAAGGATGTCGAGTTTTAAGAGTTCTGGCGGAAGATCAGACGTGAGCAGATCACGAATTGGACAAAGGAAATAGTGTGGAGGATTAAGGTTGCGCTTGTAGTGCCAAGCCATCTCAGGATCAATATCATTTGCTGCAATGATTTCGCATCCGGCTCTTTTGTAACCCATTGATGATCCGCCGCCACAAGCAAAGGTGCTCATGACCTTAATTCCATTCTTTGGCACTGATGCAAGGTCAGTCAGGTTCCAAGCGCAATCAGGCTTATTCATCAAATTCAAATCCGCACTTTGGGCATCTGTGATTCATTGCATATTTGTCTGGATCAATTTCTTTTGTGCTGCTTTCAGGCTCTGCCATGTTCGGCTCATCAAAGAGCGCAGCAAGCTCGCCAATCTCGAAGCCCGTCAGCGTCAGGTCGAACTTTTCGGCGTCAAGGTCCTTTAACTCGATCTTGAGTAACTCAACATCCCATCCGGCATTCAGCGCCAGCTTGTTGTCAGCGATGATGTAGGCGCGGCGTTTAGCGTCCGTGAGGTTCTCCAGGACGATGCACGGGGCCTCTTTTATGCCGAGCTTGCGGCCTGCCATGATGCGCCCATGGCCTGCTATGATGCCTCCCTCGGCGTCGATCAGGACGGGATTGGTCCACCCGAACTCACGGATTGAGGCGGCAATCTGAGCCACCTGAGCGTCGGAGTGGGTGCGGCTATTGCGGGCGTAGGGGATGAGGGATTCGATTGGGCGGTAGGTGACTTCCAACTTGAGGAATGCGTCTTTTTTGCTCGCTTGCATTTTTTACCATCTGGTCAAGGTTTTGTTATTTGCGAAAAACTGTAACGGCTCCGTAACGATTGCAACATTATGCAAAAATGCATTGCAACATTATGCAATAAAAAAAGCCCCACCACAAGGGGAGGGGCTAAGGCAGCAACAGGGAGGACAGTTGCGGGTTAGATGATACGCTCTACTCTGATGCCTATCAAGCCGTTTTTCATGACTGTACGGCACTTGTAGCGGCGGGGTCGGTGGTATCGCGCGGCATCGTGTTGGAGGCTTGTGCTTGTGCGCCCAAGGACCAGGAACGATTGCCCTACCTCCATGGTTCGCCACGGGTATTTCGGGGGTCGGCCTGGTGAGGTGTTGGTCATGGGCGCACCGGATAGAACGAGAGATCAAAGCCGTAGTATGGTTCGGCGAAGACGCGGCCTGTTAATGCGTTGAGCGAGGCATCGATCGCCCAATCATAGGGTCCGGCCTCGAAGCACACGGACCAGCAATTGGTCTGGTCGTGGTGGCGCGGTTGACCGGGGGATTGGATGGCGCACTCGATGTCGGGCTTCATCCCTTCTGCGGTGGCTTTGGCGCGGCAGAGAGCGTGGACGGCTAGAGCCGCCGCGTGAGGGTTTATGGCGGTTTTGATGGCCGTTGCAACGAGGATGGTGAATTCGGTGTCGGTCATTGGTGGTTTCCCTGAATGGCGCTGTAGATGTCGTTTCTGGCGCTGTCGAGCTGCTCAAGGATAGCGACCATGGTCTCGGCATAGGTGGTGCGGTCGGCCTGCAAGGCATCGTGGGGCGCGTCGAGGTGCTGGTAGTTGCGACCGTTGAGGACATCTCCCATGAGCAGCCTGCGGGCGTTGCCGATGGCCTCCATGGCGTCGGTGAAGCTGTCGATCACGGTCTGAAAGTCCTTGACCGTGTTGCCGTTGAGGTTGGGGCGAGCGTGGATCATTGGATGCTCCATTGGGTTGCCATTGCGGTTGCGATTCCGGTGAATGTGCGGCTGCGTTCTTTCCAGCGGTCAGGTCCGGGGGGCATTTTGTGGATGCGGGCTTCTCTGCCCTCGACGATGTTCGTGGGCGTTAGCTTGGGGATGTTCTTGAGCCATAGGCATGTCGCCTTGGTTTCTCCATGGCCGAACTGCCATGGCTGAATGATCTGATCCGGCTTGCGGATGCGACTGCTGATGATGCTGATGGGGTTTTCGAGGGCAATACGCGGGATCGGGGCGGCCATGAGACGGTGCACGAAGTCAAGTGCCTCGGCCTGTTCTGGAAGCTTTTCCTTGAACCAGCGTGCACCCGATACTGCGAGATGCGTGCAAGGCGGGTGGGCAATCATCAGGTCCCAGCCATTTTGGAGGTGGCTCAATACATCGTCTTGGATGTGCTGACCGGGGCGTTCTGTCGGTAACAGATCACATGACCATGCATCATGCCCGAGTGCAGCGAAGGCATCCCGGACGGTGCCGGAATATTCACAGGCGATGAGGACGCGCATTAGGCCTGCTCCTCCTCGGTCTCCGTGCAGGCAACACCGCCTATCTTGCCCCAAGCGATGGCGCCGCCAATGGATTTGACCTCGGAGATCAGGGCCTCGCTGGCGGGCAGGACGTGATAGGCGGCGAATGCCTCGTCGGAGGTGAGCGGCGTGCCGTAGGGGGTGGTGCCAAAGTCACCACGGCACTCTGTAACAACCATCTGCCATGCCTCCTCAGGTGAGGAGCCGTAGCCGTGAATGGCGTACTCTGACTGATCGATGATGATGTAGTTTGTTGAGTTGGTCATTGGGTGTGCTCCTATTGAGGGTTAAGAGTCGCGACGGGCAACGAGACGGGCGGTAAGCCTTTCGGCGGCCCGTTCTTCGGCAGTGCAAGCGTTCCAACCGTCAAGGTAATCGACGTATTGAAACATGCCCGGCGCGGGCTTGATGCGGGTGAACTGCGGATTGCCGTCGGACTTGTCGTGGTATCCAGAGAGGAAGGCCTGAGATGCGAGGTTGGGCCAGTTCATGTCGGTCTCCTATTGAGGGGGGAAGGGGAGGGGCCGAAGCCCCTCGGGTTAGGCCAAGGGGTTGATGCTGGAGCTATATACTTGGTAGACTTCGTAATGCTCTGGGTTGTTGAGCGTGCTTTGGATCAGCTTTTCTGCCCGCTCTTTGTTTGTAAAGAGTTTGCCAGCGTAGATGTTGAGCTTGCCAGCTTCTTTGCGAACATCCTTAGGAAGTTCGATCTTGGTCATGATGCGGTAGGCGTTGGTCATCTGCGTCTCTCCTTGTTGATGACTTCACCCTATACACTTTGCAGATTTCTGCAAGCGTAATCTTTCAGAAACATGAAAAAAACAGCCTCGGGATTAAAAGAGGTATTTAATTAAGCCAGGAATCGTAATGTTTTAGAAAACTATCTAGCATTTTCAAGGTGTTAAGCCATAAACAGGCCTATTATCGTATTTATGGGTACGATTTAGGGGGGGGTCTGGGAGGGGGTCCCCCTGGGGGATGCTCTCACACACGTAGGGAGGAGAGTGTAGTAGTATATATATAAATAGTAATATTCTCTCTCTATTATAAGAAGAGTAGTGTTTCATGGGCTTCCTTCGATTTCTTTTCAGGGATTCGCCTAGCATATAGATATGCGCCACAAATGGCTTGAGCGAAGAAAAGGCCCCTCAAGGGGGCCTGTCTAGGTTGACGCCGCGGCAATGGTTTAATCGTTACGCAGCCGGAACGAACCACGCCATTCTAGGTCGCCCTCGCTTTCCCTCGTTGACGTTACGGCACTCGATCCCGTAACTCTCGGCCAGCTTCTCCATGACTGCCTTCTGCTTGAACGGCTCCAAGGCGGCAAACTTCCTGACCGCCTTCTCCAGCTCGGCCAGAGTGATCCCGCGCAGGCCTGCTTTCTGAATTTTGGAGTAAACTGCCTTCACCGCCGCTTGATGGTCGCTCTCAGAGATGTGCTCGCCGAACATTGCGATCGTGCGGCCAGAATAGAACCTCACATAGTCGATGGCCCATTGCATCGGCTCGGGACCAATCTCGGTCTGCCCCATCGAGCGGGCCACGATGAGGCTGATCCTCATTGCGATTTCACGAGAACGATTGTGCATTGCATCAAGGCCGCTTTCACGGGTTGCCCTCTTGGCGACGAGGAGTTCCGCCTCATACGTTCGGAGCATATCCAATGCACCCCTCGTAAATGACACCACAACGGGGCTAGGAGGCAGGTCTGCCGTATCCGTGCCTGCTAGGTTGCCCTCACCTCCGTGGGCGCTGGCGACCTCTTTAAGCCACGCCTTGAGGCGGTCGCTGATCTCGACCACTCGCCGCTCCTGGCTCATCTGTTCGTCGATCTCGGTTTTGACGATCAAAAACCGATTGAGCAGCCCGGAAGCGACATCACCCCCGGAGATCGCACCATAGAACTCGTCGGGCGTGGACATGCCTAGCAGCGTCAAGGATGGGCGGCGCACGACCTTCTCGAACGATTCCTGCTGCTCTTTAGTGAGGCCGAGCGTGGCATAGCCTTGAGGCCTCAATGCCCCGTCCTGCCGCCCAAAGGCCTCCATGATGGCCGTGAGGGAATCCGCCTTGTGTTGCATGTTCCGGTTGGAGGCTGATTTGAGGGCGCGGCCTAGCTCGTCGATCACGGCAACGTGAGTGGGGCGAGCAAGCAGGGCTGAAAAGACACCCGATGCCGATGTGTAGCCAGACGGGCCGATCAGGTTTCCAATTCCGGCGCCATCAAGCATGGCCTCGATCACGGTCTTGGCGTGCTCCTTGCCGCAACCCGTCTCGCCGATGTTGAGCATGAAAAGACTGGTGAAGTTGCGTTGATTTGTAGTCCACCTCCGCCCCATTGCCACCGAACCCAATGCAATGGCCGTTTGCACGGCAAACTGCGGTTGCGGCATGATGGCGGTGGTTTCGTAGTAATTCACGACATCTTGGAGGATACCAGGAACCGACAAGAGATGATCGGGGATATTGGCTAAAGGGTTATCGGGGGCCTTGGCCCGCGCTTTGTCTCTTAATGAGGGGACGATCTGCGCGGCAACCGATTTGCCATGCGCGATGTGCTCCGCATCCTCGGGGGCGTAGTTATGGGTAGGATCGGTGTTGAGGTTGAGGAAATCCGCCGCTGCCTTGACGGCCTCGCGCACGTTCCCAGCGTGCTCGCATTGCGTGTAAAGCTCGAAACAATCGAAGCTATGGGCCGAATCAAACGGGTCTGAGCCGTGGTGAGAAAATGCTGTTCCATCCTCGAAAAGGATTACGCCAGCGAATCCGGTCGTGGAGTTGGGGCTTAGGAAGCGGTCCTTTGCGGTCTGCCGATAGTTGAATTGGGTTAGCAGTGCCGCCATAGTGTGCGCCGAATTATAGGCGTCAATCACCGATGTTCCTTCTGATTGCACACGCTTCCGCAAAGGAGCTTGAACTTGCGGCTTGATCTTCCACGGGCAGGCATCCATGAATTGAACCCGGAACCTGTCCCATTGATCCCACATGATTTGCAATGGCTCAGGCAAAATGGGCAAATCAACATAAGACGGCCCGTCCCACGTATAAGGTTGCATGGTATCGGGATGGATCGAGGGAGGCAGCACGTCTTGCGTGGCACCAGCTCGAAGCTCGAACACGACGCTGGTTCCCTTGCCGTTAGGGTTAGGCCAAGAGAGCTTATGTGTCTTGAGATCATCCCGATGGGCGCGGAATATCGCCTTGCCACGACCGGGACGGCCAACAATACGAGGTGCGGAGGCAAGAATAGCATCGAGATCGAGGCCCATTGCGGCAAACGCGGTGCGGCTCCACTCCATGTTGTCAATATCTAGCGCACAGGTTCCAGACGCAGAGTGCAACAATCCAACATTGTGTGTCACGTTGCGCTGATAATATGCCACCGCATCCTCGGTGCGGCGCAAGGCTTTCTCCGGCCAGCCATAATCTGTCGGGGCTTTAGAACCGGCTGGGATGGTAACTAAAGCCCATCCCAGCTCGGTGTAGTGTTTCACGCTCGCGATGATGTCCATTTAAGGCCGCTCCTATTCGGCCTGGGGAGTAGTCGATCCGGTCAGGTATGCCGTGAGTTTTTCAATGGTCTTGCCGTTCGCCCCTCGCTGGCCGGCACGCAACGCCTTGACGGTGTTGTACGAAAGACCAGCCTCACGCGCGACTTTAGAGATGTCGGAAGCCTGAAGTCGGTTGCTAATTTCTTCAATGGAAAGCAATGGTTTAGCCCTTTCTATAATGGATTTTTAAAGCCTTGTGCAAAAATCTGCAAGATTGTTATTGCACTTTTCTGAAAACTTTGCAATAAGGGGCGTGTTGAGAAGAAGGAGAGTGCAATGAGCACATTGAACGCGAATAGCAATATAGAAGGCCTGTGCGGGGGCTGGCTTGAAGCCAAGCGCCGCGAGGATGAGGCCCGCAAGAGCCGCATCGAGATCGAGAACCAGATCAGTGTGGCTCTCGAAAAGAAGAGCGAAGGCTCGATTACCCACAAGCTCGAACACTACAAGGTCACGTTGACGCAGCCGATTTATCGGAAGCTCGATGTGGAGAAGTGGACAACGGTCAAGACGCTGATCGACCAGAAGTTGTGGCCGATCAAGGTCATCGTCGAGGCCGATGCCACCGGATGCAAGTGGCTGGCAAAAGAGCGGCCTGACTTGTGGGCCTTGGTTGCCGACGCCTTTACGGTCACGCCGGGAAAGATTGGCGTTGAGGTGAAGGAGGTCGAGCAGTGAGTGACATCTGGCGAGCAGCCGAGGCATTACAAAACGCTCGGGATCATTTGGTAATCGCGATGGGTGATCTTCACCACCGTGACCGCCGAGTGAGAATGGCGGCTGAGAATGTACGCGATGCAATGAGGGAACTGGGGATCAAGGAGGCCCCGCACAATGGCAATTGACCTTAAGAGCCTATCGAAGCCAAAAGGGCAACGACCCGTCATTATGACGCTGTTTGGCGAGGGCGGCATGGGCAAGACAACGCTCGCGGCAATGATGCCAAAGCCTGTGTTCGTTCGCACCGAGGATGGCACTACATCGCTTGTCGGGAATGACAATGTTTCATTGTTTCCCTTGGCGACCCGCAGCCAAGACGTTCTCGATGCCATCGAGGCACTCGCAAGCCAAGAGCACGATTTCAAAACGCTGGTGATTGATTCCATCACGCAGCTTGCAACGCTGATCGAGGCCGAGATCGTGGCGGCTGATCCAAAAGCCAAGAGCATCAATCAAGCCGGAGGCGGCTATGGAGCGGGATATAACACCGCATCCGAACGCCACCGCATGATCCGCGAATGGGCTGGTGCGCTTGCATACGATAAGGGCATGAACGTGGTCTTTATTGGCCACGCCGATACCGAGACGCTCGACCTTCCTGATTACGATCCGTACACGCGATACACGATCAGGATGCACAAGAAGAGTATGCCGCACTACACCGACAACTGCGACCTCGTCGGGTTGATCCGGCTCAAGACATACGTGAGCGGAGCGGGCGAAAAGAAACGGGCAATTAGTACAGGTGATCGTGAGATCATCTGCTTTCCCCAAGCCGCAAGCGTGACGAAGAACAGGTTCGGCATCGACAAGCCAATTGCCTTCTCGTTTGACACCGGCAATCCCTTTAGTGAATTTGTGACGAAGTAAGAAAACAGGAGAACGACCATGAAGTTGAATGGATTTAATGCCGCAAATATTGAACCGGCAGCAGTGCGTGGAGCCATCCCGGCTGGCAAGTACAAGTGCGTAATCACGGCATCGGAGGAAAAGCCCACGCGGGCAATGACAGGCTCGATGCTGAAGCTCTCGATGCAAGTCATCGAGGGGCCGCAGCAAGGGTCATACGTGTTCGACCAGCTCAACGTCAACAATCCCTCGGCCACGGCTCAAGAGATTGCGGAGCGTCAGTTGAGTGCGATTTGTCGGGCGGTTGGGGTCTATACGCCCCAGGATTCGAGCGACCTTCACAACAAGCCTCTCATCGTAACCGTGCGAGTTGAAACCACGCAAGAGTACGGCACTCAGAACAAGGTGTCGGGATACGAGGCTTGTGACAAGGGGGCTGCTCCTGCGGCTGCTACGGCTCAGGCTAGTGCGGCGGTGCCGCCTTGGAAGCGTTAACTCAACATTAACCGGGGGCGGCTACGGTCGCCCCTTAATCTTTTAAGGAGGGCAAATGAAAATCGAGCACAATTCTAAAAAAGTAATACACGATGTTATACATCGTGACGATGTTGGTGGCTTCATCAATTTAGGGCCAATAAATGGTGCGCATGTTTTTGGGATTGGGAAACATGTTAGCGGAAAAAAAATAGACACGTTAACAATGTTGTTAAGCCCTAATTTTTATGGGCCAAAAGTGAACGATTATCCTACTGGAGTTTATGAGTTTAGACATTATGAAATAAACAAAGTTAGAGCGATTGCGTATGTTCTGAATGAGTGGTGCGATTATATTGATGAGAAACATTATTCAATATGTGGCGTTACTCATAAAATGAAATTTTAAGGAGCAATCATGAAAATCGAGCAACTAGCAGACATCGTAACCATGCTGGCAAAGAATCATCCTGACGCTGATGTTGTGATGGTGTATCGGGCAAAGCACGGAAAGGGATATTCTAACATTCAAAAGCCAATCACCGGCTATCGGGCAATGAATGGATCATATGTGCCTGACAAAATATTCTTAGAAGTGGATCACGCTTCGTCTTATGGTGTTGAGGCCAAAGATGCCGAGTGAACCCGTCACGATCACATGGGCTTGTGAGAATGATGCCCGCAAGGAACTTAACGAGTTCAGAGAGATTGCTGCATTCTTGAACGGATACAAGGCTGCTCGATTTGTTGCCGAGAGCATGGGGGGAAGGCCGTGGACCGATTTTCCCAAGGAACCTGATTTCACCTATCTCGAAACAATGATTGAAGACCTAGCAACAAAGACGGCTGAATAATGATGCAGCCTGAATCCGAGATCAAACGCCAGCTTGATGGATCGTTCTGGTTTTTCGATCAATATGGCAATGTGCAACACAGATTTGTGGATGTTGATTTCATCCCAAATAACAAGCCGATTTCGATTCGCTTTGATCGAGATCAAGCGCCGCCAATAGGTTCGATGAGGATCAATTGGCCGTCGAATGCGTATCGACTAATCGCCTACATGCGGAAGGACAAAATGACTTGGCAGATGATTGGTCAGGTTTTCGGCGCATCTGCTAATGCCACGATCGAGCATTATAAGAAAAAACAACGCCAGGCATTAAGGTTGAGGAGGAAGAGCCTATGAAGATCGACATACGACCACCGATCGTAAAGGCCATTTATGATGCCTACGAGACCTCAAGGCGCAGCGCACATAGGCAGCACTTGGGCGGCTCACAGATCGGGCATTCGTGCTCCAGGGCGTTATGGTATCAGTTCCGGTGGGCGTGGCATGAGACGCACGATGGCCGCATTCTAAGGCTGTTCGAGACGGGCGACCGGGAGGAGGCGCGAGTGGTCCAGAACCTCCGCGCGGCTGGTTGCACCGTTTGGGAGCGTGATCCTGAGACCGGAATGCAGCCTCGATTCTCGGCGCATGGCGGGCATTTTGCCTTGAGCCTCGACGGTGTGCTTGAGGGATTGCCGGAAAGCTCCAAGCCTCACACGCTTGAGGTCAAGACAATGAGCGAGAAGTATTTCAAGGCAACGGCAAGCATGGGCCTTGAGAAGGCGAAACCTGTCTATTTGGCGCAGTGCCAGATCGGCCTGCACTTGAGCGGATTAGAGCGGTGCCTGTTTTTTGCGGTCAACAAAAACACCGATGAGGTTTATGTCGAGAGGGTCAAGCCTGATCCTGTCTACGCTAAGGAGCTACTTGCAAAGGCCGAATCCATCATTTTTTCCGATACACCACCGCCTGGCATAAGCTCCGATCCGGCATGGTTTGAGTGCAAATTCTGCGCTTACCACTCGGTTTGTCACGGCGACCAGATGCCGGAATTGAATTGCCGCACGTGCGCGTTCTCAACGGCAGAGCGTGCGGGTGGATGGACATGCTCTAGGCACAAAAAGGCATTGGACGAGATCGACCAATATTCAGGATGCGGCGACCACATCTATATTCCGGCGCTTGTGAAGATGGATGTGCATGATACCGGAGAGGATTGGGTTGAATACGTGACGGAGGAGGGAGAAGTGGTGCGGAATAAGGGGGGCAAGTTTAAGTGACAATTCATTATCACGGAACGCCCCTGACCCCCCGTGGCCAGCTTTGGAAGATGGCGGGAAAGAACTTCTGCGTTTCCTTCGCCAATCCCGCTGACGCTGATATTTGCCTGCGGATCGGGCAAAGCGTGATGTGGGATAACGGTGCATTCAGCCTGTTCACTAAAGGCAAGGAAGTCAATTGGACGGCTTTCTACCGCTGGCTGGAGCCGCGCCTTGGTCATCCGCATTGGGCTGTTATCCCTGACGTTATTGACGGCGATGTGGAAGCCAACGCCCAACTGGTGAGGGAATGGCCGTTCCGCAAAGAATTGGCCGCTCCGGTGTGGCACATGGGCGAGCCGCTGGAAGTGCTGCTAAACTTCGCGCAGGAGTTTGGCCGCGTGTGCTTTGGTTCTTCAGGAGCCTATTGGCAAGTTGGCTCTGAGCCGTGGTGCCGCAGGGCTGATGAGGCATTCAACGAACTGGCCCGCCGTGGCCCGATCCCGTGGGTTCACATGCTGCGCGGCATGGCTGTAGCCGGAAAGCGGTGGCCGTTTGCTTCCGTGGACAGCGTGAACGTGGCCCGCAATTTCAAAGATACCAACTCATGCCCCGAAGCAATGGCAAGGGTGATTGACGCCGTGCAGTGTCCCGTAACTTGGGCCCCAACCTATGAACAAATGGAGTTGATAGCTTGAAGTACCTTCTGTTCGTCGCCTTTCTCGCCACCATCCCTGTTGCCAACTGGCTTATTGGGAACATTGGGACTGATTGCATCCCGGACGGGCCTTGCCTCATTCCGGTTGGATTTGGTCTCATGGCACCAAGCGGCGTCCTGATGATTGGCTCGGCCCTCGTCCTGCGTGATGCGGTGCAGCAAATACTCGGGATGCGCTGGGCTATCGCCGCCATTGCGTGCGGTGTGATCCTGTCGGTTTTGGTTGCGCCTCCTGCTTTAGTTCTTGCAAGCGCCACAGCATTTGCAATTGCTGAACTTCTAGACCTTGGCGTCTACACACCGCTTCGCAAGCGTAATTTAAGCCTCGCAGTGTTTGCCTCTGGCATTGTCGGAGCAGCTGCTGATTCTACAATCTTTTTATGGATGGCATTTGGTTCCCTTGATTTTATAGCAGGTCAGTTAATTGGGAAACTTTGGATGACTGTTTTCGCTGCAATCTTCTTGATGATTTACAATCGCAAAACTAATGCTTGACCTCCGCCCCTATCAGCGAGCCGCCATTGATGGCCTGTACGATTACTGGGCCGCAAAGAAAGGTGATAACCCATTATTAGTTTGCCCCACTGGCTCAGGCAAGAGCCTGATCATTGCACACCTTGTAAGGGATGCGATGTCATTTCCCGGAACGCGCGTCTTGATGTTGACGCATGTCAAGGAGCTACTTGAGCAGAACGCAAAAGAACTCCTCACGCTTTATCCAGAAGCCGACGTTGGGTTCTACAGTGCGAGCCTCAAGAAGAAAACTTTAAGGCACGCCATCACCTTTGCTGGCATTCAATCCATCCATAAGCGGGCATTCGAAATGATGCCGCCACCCGACCTTGTGATCGTGGACGAATGTCACTTGATCCCGCGCTCTGACAATACGCGATACAATAAGTTCCTCTCTGATCTCAAGCTTGCGAACCCTGGCGTGAAGATCGTCGGCCTTACGGCAACGCCATACAGGCTTGATAGCGGCTGGCTGCACAAAGGCGAGGGGGCGATATTCGATGGCATCGCCTACGATATTCCGATTGCTGATCTTATGGAGCAAGGGTTCTTAGCTCCGGTAGTGAGCAAGGCGGGAACACGCAAGATTGATTTAACAAATGTCGGCCATCGCGGTGGGGAGTTTATCGAGAGCGAGCTTGCCAAGGCTGCATCCGATCCCGAGTTGGTGCGTGAGACGGTGGCCGAAATCGTGGAGTACGGAGCCGACCGGAAGGCGTGGTTGATCTTTGCTTGCGGTGTCATTCATGCCAATATGTTGCGGGATGAGTTCGAAGCCCTTGGCGTCGAAGCCCATGTCGTGACGGGTGGCGATGGCATGACGGAGCGCACCGAGAAGATCGAGCGGTTCAGGCGGGGCGATTATAGATGCCTCATCAATGTCAACGTGCTGACAACAGGCTTCAACGTCCCGCATGTCGATCTCGTGGGATTGGTACGGGCGACCGAAAGCGCGGGTCTATATGTCCAGATTGTTGGGCGTGGCACGCGCATTGCTCCTGGAAAGACCGATTGCCTAGTGCTCGACTATGGAGAGAACGTCATCAGGCACGGATTCATCGACAAGGTGCGGCCTAAGATTAAGGGCAAGGTTGAGGATGGTGAAGCACCGTGCAAGGAATGCCCTTCGTGCAAGACCATCCAACATGCCGCAATGCGGAATTGCAAGGAATGCGGTTACGCATTCCCGCCACCTGTTCTCAATCACGGCAATCGGGCCTATAGTGGCGCGATGATTTCCACACAAGTACAAGCCGAATGGGTCGTTGTCGATGATGTCGGCTATTCGAAATGGCGCAAGGAAGGCAAGCCGGATAGCATCCGCGTGACCTACTATTGCGGGCTAATCAAGATTTCCGAATGGATATGCCCCGACCATGGAGGCTATGCCGCCGAGCGTTACACTAAGCGCAAGGCCACACTTGGGGCGCAAGCCAACACGACCGAGGAAGCAATGTCTGAATGCGACAGATGGACCAAGCCAAGCAGGATCAAGGTCAAGCCCAATGATAAAAATGACAAGTTCTTCGACATCGTACAACTCGATTACTCAGGCCCCAAGCGGCTTACCAACACCGAAAGAGCCGAGCTTTCAGAACCGTTGTTCTGATTGCGTCGATCTATACGATGGCCGCTACTGCAAGCACTGGCGCGATGTTGTGCCGGATGCCGTAAAGGAGACAGGGTGCGATGCCCATAACGCTTTCCCTCCCTTCTAGCACACCTTCTGAGCACTCCGAGCAAGTTGGATTCGTGCGGTGGTTTCGCACAAAGTGGCCGCGCGTTTTGATATTTGCCATTCCCAACGGGGGAAAGCGCAGCATAACAACGGCCAAACTCTTAGTGAAAGAAGGCGTCGTTGCGGGTGTGCCTGATCTATTCATCCCGGCCTGGGGGATATGGATTGAGATGAAGCGCCAGAAGGGCGGGCGACTATCAGCCGATCAGGATGGAATGATTAACTACCTCGAAAGCGTCGGCCATCATGTTGTGGTCGGATTAGGTGCACTTGATGCGAGCGAGAAGCTGTTGCGCTTGCTCAAGATGGACGGGGCGGAAATCGAAGGAGGTCAACTTCCGCCCCTCGCCGCCGGGAACGCGAGCACTCTTCCCGGTGACTAATCATTAACCATTGCAGCTTTCTGCATTGCAATTTCCTGCATTATATGGATAAATTGATCCGTTCACAAGGAGGTGAAAGATGGTTCAATACGATTATATGGCTCAACAATGGATTGACGATGAGCGCCAATCTGTGAGAGCATCTGCTGTGCTTCCACCAAAGGCAGAGACCACAACGACCAGAGAGGACTCCCCCAAACCTAAGCTCTCTCTGGTCGAGTGGTTTATTGTCGGGCCGATTGTTATCGGCCTTGGATTCCTGGCCGGGATCATGTGGCCGTGACATATATCCTCGCGTTCCTGATCATTAGTTGCGTTGTGTTCGTTCTCGCCATCGCATTTCTGATCGTGGGAGGCAGGGCATCATGAGCACATTTCTCGCGGGCATCTTGTTCGGCTTTTTGCTGGCTGGCAGCGTGGCCGTGATCTTTATTACGAGCAAGCGCAAGCCAAAGCCGCATCGCGAACCA